CCCTAATTTAGGTTCTTTTTTAAGTGATTTTGAGAATAATAATCTAATTGGTTATAGAATAGAATATTTAAATACTGATACTAGTCCAACAGATAAAAAGATACTGAATTTATTTAAGATAATTACATCAAATAATAGGGCTGAACCAGTAAACCAAAATCTAACCAATACAAATCAAAAGGCGATTAGATATAGGTTTAACGATAATTCTACATTAGTTTTTTGTACAGTTTCACCATCATCCCCCTCAAATGTTAAACCAAATATATTACCATTTATTGGGGCACCAAACCAATCTGTTGTGATAAGTAATACATTTTTTACACCATTTATACTAGAAGTTGAAATGGTTGAATATGATATTGAAACACTGGCTATTGGACTTTATGGTAATCAAAGCAAGAGTCTTGAAGATGGTATATATACTATCTATAATTTCAACGATGAAATTTATAAACAATACAACTTATTTGAAATTAAAGATAAATTTAGTGGTAAACCATTATTTGAGATTCGTGAAAATAGGTTAAATAACATAGACTTTACTAAGGGTTTTGACGATATTTCAAACATATAATAAATGAGTGATAAAATTAAAGTTATCGGTTACGCTCAGAGAATTTTCTTTGACAACGGTATTGAATATAGGAACTTTAGCGATGATTTGGTTGGTAATCAACTAACTGAAAATGCTGATGGTGAGAGTTCCATATTAACATTTGGTAATTTTGTCACAACAACTAATTTTAGAGGTAGAGAGAGTAGGTTATATAGTACTAAAAAGTTTAGTAAATTTTATTCTTTTGACAATCTAGGGGTAACAAAAGATAGGGCCGATAAACTATTAAATAATAACATAAATGTAACACTTAATTTAGATAAAACAGATTTATGCAATTTTGCTTATTTTGGGTCTTCAACTGAATTTATTAGAGTTAATCTAGAGAACATAATAACTAATTGGCCAGCATCAATTTTTTTAACCCCAATAAGAGATACAGACACAACATCAGTTTCTGGTAACACAATTGAAAACTATGTTTATAGTTTTAATCTTAATACATCAACATTTAGAGTACCAACAAACTTTATTGTAAATAATTATAATATTAATTATAGGAGTAATGGTACAACCATTGATACATTTAATGAAACAAATGACTTAAGGAATTTAAGTGTAAATTATGATGATTATGTTATTTTTGTTAATGATGTTGAATATAGTGTATTGGGGTTCACAGGTTCAACAAATGAATTTAATGATTATTTATATTTTGAAGTAAAGGGTGACCCATTTACACAATTTATAACTGATTTAATTGAATACCACATAAAACCAAATAAAGAAATAGTTGAAGAATTCTTTAACACATTAAGTGATTTTGAAAGTAATTTATTAAGTAGACTAACAACCCCCAAATACACATCAAATTATAAGTATAAGGTTGAATCTGATACTGGTAGAATAATTAATTCATTTAAGAAATTAACATGGCCAGTATCTGACGGGTATAACATTGATTTTAATTCTACCACTTATATAACTTATGTAACAGATTTATTGGATATTACCACTAATAAGGATGAGACTGAGACTAATTTAATTGTTAGATTTTTAACTTCCGAAGCGATATCTGATTTTGATACAATACCAAATTCTGATGGTGAAATTGAAGAGACTGAAGGTCAGAAAATAAATAAGACACTTAAGATATACGGTAGGGAATTTGATGAGATAAAGAAATATATAACTGGTATATCTTATGCTAATAATGTTTCTTACGATAAGAAAAATAATACACCAGACCAACTAATAAAATATTTGGCGAGACTTCTTGGGTGGGAATTGACATCTTCAATTGTAGAAAATAACTTAATAAATAATTATCTAACGTTAGGGTCAACAACATATCCAGGTTATAGTAGGGGGTTAAGTCCAAATGAATCTGAAATCGAATTGTGGAGAAGGTTAATATTAAATTCAGCTTGGATTTGGAAATCAAAGGGAACCAGAAAAGCTGTTGAATTCTTTTTTAAGTTAATAGGTACACCAGATGGGTTAATAAACTTTAATGAATATGTATATAAGGTTAAAGAACCAATCGATATGGATTTATTCTTTAAGGTTTTAAAAAATAATGACCTAGATGAAGATTTAGAATTATATAATGTTGATTCAGAGGGTTATCCTAAATTCTTTGGGGATACAATAGATATGTATTTTCAAAAGGGGGGTAAGTGGTATAGAGAAACAGCTGGGCCCACAGCAACACAATATGTCTTAGAGGGTAACAATCCACATGTCGGGCCATATGATAGTGGTAAGGAATATATAAATCAATTAGAAAATATAATCCCATCATTTTCTGCGTTTACCATCACATCAACAACTGTAACTACTGATAATAGTAATATTTTCACTAATTATAATAATGGTATCATAAATCAATATACTGGACCAACATATGTAGATGTACAAAATGAAGTAGGTGTTGATTTAAGTGAGGTTATATTATTGGAAACAAATGTTATAACAGACCCATGCCCAACGCCAGAACAAACGGATTGTGGTTGTGACATACCAGAAGATGATGAATCATTAATCATAGATGTTGAAAAATGTACAAATAACCCAATTAGTATTAATGAAAAATGTCAATCAAAATTTGATAATGTTTCTATTCAAGCCCCAGATTTTCATTATATGTGGAGTTATAAGGTATACGATATAAACGGGAATATAACAACCCCATCAAAGGTTAGTCAGTTTGTTTCTAAAGAATGTTGTAAAGAATGGAAGGGGGTCTCATATTATCATGAAGAATATGACCAAACAGTAACAAATACATCTGGTGGACATACGTACAGTTATGTGTTAAATAATGCTGGGTATTTATGTTGTACTAGACCAAATTTGGAGACCAAAGAGGGTTGTGGTTGTAAGATATCTTGCCAATGGGTGGTTTCACCTAGTTTTGAGACGTGGATAAACCCGACCAATGGTGACGAGTTTATTGTTTTTATTGACCCAGGTGGCGATAAAAGGGTTGTTAATGAAGCAGATTCTTGTTTTTGTCCAACCCTTTATACTGAACCTAAATTAATTACTGACCCAAATACTGGTAAACAAGGTTTTGGTTGTAAGTTGACCGACAATCCAGGTACAGGTATGACAGGTATCAAAGATTATAAGACACTAGGGGTAAATGGGTATTTATATAACTTATACCTAAAAAGAAGTAGGGGTGAGATACCTTGTAATAGTGAAACACTCTAAATAAGTGATGATACTGGGGGATAAATATAAACTATTCACAAATTAAATTATCATATTATATTTATAATAAATAAAACGCATAAATGTATAAGTTACAATTAAATACAGATATCAATTCTTGTTTAAGTATTGACCAAATAAATAGCAGCAATTGGCAAATAGTAGAAAATTATGATGGCACAGTGTCATTGTTTGATGTTTGGTTGACTAATATATCATCAATAATTGAAACTAAACCATGTTGTGAAAAGATTGGATATACATTTGACCTTGAAAATCAAAAATGTAGATGGGGTGAAGATAAGTCACTCTGTGATATTTTAGGTAACGACCCATTTAAATTAGTTTTAAATCCCAATAATGATGGGGGTGTTTTATTTAATGTTGGTCCCAATGAAACTTGTTTTTTTGATATATCATTTGATTATTTATTTAAGTTTGAGTGTGAGGATATTTTAAAGGTTGTTGAGGGTGTTGAGGGTGTTAAGGGTCAAAAGAATTTAGAAAATGAGGAAGAAATCAAAAACGTATCTTTAGAAATAACTAACCAAGAAGATAATATAACAATTTTAAGTCAACAAATTGAAACTGAAAAGGGTTATAATATCCCATATGTTATTCAATGCGTTAATTCAACCACAACGACTAATACCGCAGCTTATTATAATAAATCTGGACAAATAAAAACTGTTACTAATAATCAAAAAGATGCTTACGATTCCGAAAACACAAACTCAGCATTTATTAAGAAAATACCTCCTGGTGCATATGGTGTAAAGGGTGGTGATATAACAAATTATTGTTTAACAGAAGCTGGTTTATTTGCTTGGAATGTAATACTTGGGGAGGAGACATATAATAAATGGTTTCAATCAAATGGTATTGATACAAGTCTTTATACTTGTTTAGAAGTTGAACAATTAGTTAACGAACACACAATACAAGGTGGGTTAATAGAAACAAAATGTGATTACAGTCTTTATGATAAAGATATTTCATTAAAAAAAATTAGTGAGTTAGAAATTAAATTAACTGAAGCAAATAATGAAAAAAATGAGTTAAATACAAAACTGGTAGGTTTAGAAACAGAAAACAATGAAGATTTACCAAATAAGTGTGAATTACTATCCATATTTGAAGACTTCAGCGTTGACTTCACGTTAGAAACACTAAACCCCACAACAAATAAACTAGAAACTGTTTATAGTGAATCTATAATGAATATTGGGTCTGGTAACATATATGAATATATAAAATCAACATCTGGGGATACTGGAATATTAATTAGTGGGTTTAGTAGTTGTGGTTGAATTAACGCATTGAATAACATATGGGATATTATAACCCTTTTCAGTTTCAATTTGTTG